GCGAGAATTATCGGTGCTTTTGCGGCTCCCGCAGCGCTTACGGGCGTAAAAAATAAGACGGTTAGAGCTATGGAAAAACGGGCCGTCGAAGCGCCTAGTTTGGATACAGCGCGGTCGAACAAGAACGCGAAGTACGCAGCCGCCAAGGCGGCGGGCGCGGAAGTGCAAGTGGATATGGGCGGGTTGTACAAGAGTGTCCTTGATGACATCAAGAACGCGCCAGACGACTTGTTCAGCAACTATACCCCCGGAGTTGATACACACATTGATAGCGCGCTTAAAATTCTGTCTTCTCGTGCAGGCGGGAAGAAAAAGTCTGCTCAGTCTCTGAACATCAACCAACTGGACCGCATCCGAGCGTCCCTTAAAGATATATTTTACGCAGGTAAGGGGGGTGGTCAAAGCACCCTTGACCCTCGCGTTGGGTTTATTGTGGATAAGATTGACGACGCTATAGAAGTTGCCCCCGCAGGCATAAGCGGTACGGAGGCTGGCGCGCTGTTCAACCAAGCGCGGGCGGCAAACAGGCAATACAAAAAGATGGAAATGTTTGACGACATTATGCGTAAAGCTGAGCTTGATACTGCCGCCTCTGGTTCGGGCGGGAACATCGTTAATAAATACCGACAAGCCATTAAGTCAATTCTTACGCAACCCAAGAAGAAGGCGCAGTTTGACCCGCAAGAGCTGGAAGTTATGGAAGCTATGGTGCGCGGTAGCCTGCCAGAGAACGTACTCCGTCAAGTAGGTAAGTTATCACCGACAGGTGGGGGCTTGTCGCAGTATTTAAACTTAGGTGCAGTTGTGTATAACCCAGCCATGGCGGGTTTTACTGCCGCAGGCTTCGGCGCAAAAGCGTTAGCAGATAAGCGCGCGGTCAACGCGGTGGATGATGTTCGACGGATGCTTGCTACTGGAACCGCTCCTAGCACCACCAAAGCTCCAAGCGACAGACAACTCCGCATCCTCCTCGGACTACAAGCAGATTAAGGACTATACGCATGGAACCAGAAGACATGATCGAAGAGATACTCGAAGGCGCTGAAATCGAAATCGAAGAAGTCGAGGAAGAAGAAAGCACGTTCAAGGCAAAGTCTCGCACAGAGATCGAAGGCATCGTCCAAAGCGCCATATCCGACGCTGTAGACTTCATTGAAAGCGAAATCAGCGACGACCGGATAAAGGCGCAGCGCTACTATGACGGCGAGTCGGATCTGGGCTATGAGGACGGGCGCAGCAAGGTCGTGGCGACTAAAGTCCGTGATACTGTGCGCTCGGTTAAGCCTAGCCTGATGCGTATATTCCTAAGTACAGCCAAGCCAGTTGAGTTCGTCCCAAGAGGCCCAGAGGACGTTGGAATGGCTGAACAAGCCACTGAGTTCATGCACCATGAGTTCACACGACTAAATGGATATCGTGTACTTAACGACGCCTTCCAAGACGCCTTAGTTAAGAAGCAGGGCATCGTTAAAGCCTACTGGATGATGTACCCAGAGGCAGAGATATTTACATTCACAGACCTGTCTGATGATGAATACGCATATCTGATCGACGATGATGAAGTTACAGTCATCGAGCATAGCATTGAGATGACAATATCAATGGACGAAATGGGCATGGAAGTTGAAATGCCTATCCACAGCGTAAAACTAAGCCGCCAGAAAGAGCGCGGAGAGCTGTGCATTGAAAGCATTCCACCAGAAGAGTTCTTCATTAACCGTGATGCTCGGTCGTTGGATGACGCATATATCACAGCGCACCGCACAGATATGCGCGCAGGCGACGTGATTGCTATGGGGTTTGACCCAGAAGTAGTGCTAAATCTCAGCGGCCTTGAAAGCGGCTCAGAGATGACAGAGGCCGAGACATACGAGCGTCGCGGCTATGACATGGACACGTCTGACTCTGATGAGCAAGACCCAACCATGAAAAACGTAACTATTACAGAGGCTTACATGAGAATTGATGCAGACGGAACTGGCGTTCCTGTCTTGCACAAGCTGACTTGCGGCGGCACAGCATACGAGCTGCTGGACTTTGAGCCTTGCGATGAGATCCCGTTTGCCAAGTTTGAGATAGATCCAGAGCCACACGCCTTCTACGGCAGATCGTTAGCTGAGATCGTTATGGACGATCAGGACGCGGCAACATCTGTGTTGCGTGGCATACTTGATAACGTAGCCATGACAAACAACCCGCGCGTCGGAATTGTAGATGGCTCAGTAAATATAGACGACGTCTTAAATAACGAGATTGGGGCAGTCGTGAGAATGCGCCAGGCTGGATCTGTGCAAGACCTATCAGTGCCATTTACAGCTGGTCAGACACTTGGTGCGCTAACCTACCTAGATGGTTTAGTGGAAAGCAAGACAGGCGTCTCACGGGCGTCAATGGGCCTCGACCCAGACGCTATGCAGTCAACCACCAAAGCAGCCGTGCAAGCAACTGTGCAAGCGGCGGCTGGTCAGGTTGAAGTTATGGTGCGCAACCTTGCAGACGGTATGCGCGACCTGTTCGGCCTGATGCTGCGCCTAATGAGCAAGAACATTGACGAAGAGCAAATGATGCGGATGAATGGGTCGTTTGTGCCTGTTGACCCGCGCGTTTGGGATCAGTCAATGGACGTGGCTATCAATGTCGGTCTCGGCACTGGCAGAGAAGAAGAGAAGGCAATGGCACTTAGTCAAGCATTGCAGATGCAGACAATGGTTTATCAGACCTACGGTCCAATGAATGGCCTTGTTAGCATGACCAACATCCGCAACACACTAGCTGACCAGTTGGCCGTGGCAGGCATTCGCAACGCAGATCGTTACTTTGCGCCGATCACACCAGAGATTGAGATGCAAATGCTGCAAATGCAGCAGCAGGCTCAAGCACAGCAAGGCCAAGGCGCTGACCCTAACGCAGCATTCTTGCAGGCAGAGCAAATGAAGGCACAAACCAAGATGCAGGCTGATATGGCAAAACTGCAACTTGAGGCACAAAAAGCCGCAGCAAGTGACGATTTGAAGCGTGACCAGATGGCTCAAGACCTTCTCGTTGACGCCGCAAAAGTGTATGGTGAATATGGAACAGCAGTGGATGTTGCACGCATCCAAGCTGAACAAGATAAAAACCGCATGATTGGCGGTATGGCACAAGGAAACGTACAGCAGTGAGCGCTGATATACGAATAAAAGCCGATGACGCGCGTCGTTTAAAACACGACAGCGCGTTTAAGGCGTTTGTGCAAGAGGTTCGCGAAAGCCAGATGCAAGTTTTCGCAAACAGTGGTGCTTCAGACGTTGAAGCCCGTGAAGAGGCGCACGCGATAATTCGTGCGTTAAACCAGATCGAAGTGAACCTTGACGCTGCGTTAGCAGCAGAGACACTTTTAGATCGCAAGCAAAGAAAGTAGCACCGATATGGAATCGACTACACTAGAACAAGCGGCTGCGAGCCTGCTATCAACATCCGAGCCAGCGGCTCAGGGTGATAATCTAAGCGAAGCTGTGGAAGAAATCACAGAGCCTACAGACGACGGTCAGGGCGAAGAGATTGAAGCCGTAGCCGAGAGCGACGATGACGTCGAGGTCTCCGACGTAGATATTGATGACCAAATTGACGACGAAGACCTAGTAGAAGTTGAAGCTGAAGACACCATGCTCATCCCCGTCAAGGTTGACGGAAAAGAAGAGCAATGGACACTGGATCAGTTGAAGCAATCTGCGGCGGGTCAAGCGGCAATCAATAAACGGTTCCAAGAAGCTGCCGAGGCGCGTAAGCAAATCGAACAGCAGGCAGCCGTTTTACAGCAGCAACAGCAACAAGTCATGCAGTTGTACCAAGCAGCGCAAAATGGTGGTCTACAAGCCCCAACCCCACCTTCTAAAGAGCTATTCGAAAGTGACCCTATTGGGTTCATGGAAGAAAAGCTCAATTACGAAGAGGCGAAGGGCCAATACGATCAGCAAATGCACCAACTTCAGAATGTGCAACGTCAGCAGATGCACGCTCAACAAGAGGCTCAACAAGCCTACCTTCAAGAGCAAGCAAGAGAGTTGACACAGCATATCCCTGATATCGCAGACCCAGAAAAGGGTCAGGCGATTAAAAACGCATTAGTCGAAACTGGCGTCGAATACGGCTTTACAGCCGATGAGATGCAGCGTGTGACTGATGCTAGATATGTTCGTGCGTTGAACGACGCTCGGAAATATCGCGAGTTGGTGAAAAAGCGCAAATCAGTGACGGCCAAAGGTGAAAAGGCCAGACCTGTAATTAAAGCTGGTGCAAAGAAAACTGCCGATGGAAATGCTGCAACTCGCAAAAAAGCGAAAACTCGCTTGCAGAAAACAGGCTCAATTGATGACGCATTGGGCTTGATAATCAACTCCTAAGTCTTTGAAAGGACTAAACAAATGGCACAGCCAGCAAATACATTTGACAGCTACGATGCTGTCGGCATCAGGGAAGACCTCTCAGATGTAATCTATAACATCTCCCCGGAGGAAACTCCATTCTACTCGAAATCTGCTAAGAAGTCGGCAAGCAACACTTTAGTTGAGTGGATGACTGATTCGCTTCGTGCTTCTGCCGCCAATGCTCACATTGAGGGTGACGCGACTGCTGGCGAAGCTCGCACTGCTACAACTCGTTTGGGTAACTACACCCAAATTTTCAAAAACGCAGTTGTCGTGCCAGACACAGACGAAGGTCTGGACAAAGCCGGTCGCTCAAAAGAGATTGCTTATCATACACTTAAGATAGCAAAAGAGCAAAAATTAGACATAGAGAAGGCTATGTTCGACAACAATGCGCGTGTTGCGGGTAACTCCACAACTGCACGCGAAATGGCTGGCGCATTGGCTTGGATTAAAACCAACACAGACCACGGCGCAAACGAAGGCGCTGATCCAACAGGCGACGGCACAGACGCACGTACAGATGAGACAACTACTCTCATCGCGTTTTCGCAGGCTCGTTTTGACGGTGTTATGCAGTCAATTTGGGAAGAAGGCGGGAAACCAGATACGGTTTACCTCTCAGCATTCCAAATGAATGTTGCACTTGGCTTTACGGGTAACAACAACCAGCGTTCAGCAGTACAGGCTGGCGATGAGCGTGTGATCAAATCTCTGGCGGTGTACGTCACGCCGTACGGTTCGGTGGAGTTCCTGCCAACTCGGGAGAACCGTTCGCGTGACGTCCTAATCATGCAGGACGATATGTGGGAAGTCGCAAGCTTGCGTCCGACCAAGAATGTTGCTTTGGCGAAAACTGGCGACAACACTACTCGCCAGGTTGTGACAGAGCTAACGCTTTGTGCCAAAAATGAAGCGGCCAACGGCGGCATCTTCGACAACACAACTTCCTAAAAGAAATGATGGGGTGGTTTTTATCACCCCATCTACCCATAAGTTTTTGGAGCATGTAATGAAAGAAGTCATTGTAAATCGAATTAAGATTAAATGCAGCAAGGGCCGTATTGAAAAGGGCGAGAAAGTTATTTTGTCGGACGCAGAGATTGAAAAGATCACATGCCTACGACCAGACAGCGTCACAGTTTTGCGTGAGATCGTAGAACCTGCTAAAGTAGAAAAAACAAAACGGAAATCACGCAATGCAAAAAGCCGCTCATTCAACTAAAATTGCCGAAAAGTTTAGCTTTGAAGACGACAAGATCGTCGTCAAGAAAACTTTTGATATGTCCCACGTCCTCAAGGATGCGCAACACGCCCGTGAGGTCACACAGAACAGCTTTGGGTCAGACTATAAGCACGTAGGCAATGTGGACATGGGCCAGCTAGGTGTGTGGCTCAAAGAAGCTGGGGTCTCCTGGACAGACACAGCAGCCGTTAAGGACGTAATAAAAAGAAAGCTGATGAGTAACGAATTTAGTGCGCTTCGGGTCTGGGAAGGCACGTACTGAGATGGAAGTCTCTTCGCTCATAAATATTTGCCTGACAGCCGCTATCGGCGGGATAGGCTGGTGGCTCAAGGCGCAACACTCCGAGGTTGCAAGGCTTCAAATCCTTGTGAACAGGACACGCGAGGAGATGGCAAAAGAGTACGTTACGAAGGCTGATAGCACGGCTGTTATGGGCCAGATCGTTGCTCGTTTTGACCGGATAGAGGAAAAGATAGATCGTCTGATGGAGCGGTAGCTCATGGCGATTTTAGAAACTATAGCTGCTGCTAATGCTGCGTATTCAGTTATTCAGACCTGTCTTAAAAACGGATCTGAGGTAACAAATTTAGTTTCGCATGTTGGAAAGTTTCTCACTGCTGAAGATGAATTAAAAGATGCAGTAAAGAAAAAGAAGGCAAATCCGATTAGCTCAATCACTGGCGGGTCGGAAGGAGATTGGGCAGAGTTCCAAGCATTAGAAGATTTGAAGGCCAAAAGAGCCGAATTGGAAAGCTGGTGTAGATTGTATGGCCCACCGGGAACTTGGGATAGGTGGCAGCAGTACCAGGCAGAGGCGCGTAAGGCTCGACGCGCAGCAGAGAAGCAGCGCCAGAAAGAACGAGAAGAAATGATCGAAGCCATGACCACAATTGTGTGCGGCTTCATTGCTATTGGCGCAACAGGCGCAGCGTTCTACTGGCTTGGTAAGTTCATGGAGAAGTGGTGATGATCTGGGTGTTAGTGTGGTTTAACATAATCAACAATAATATTACGAGCTATGAGTTGGGACAATTTACGTCTGCCAGCGAATGTGCCAGAGCAAAAGATGCCGCAAAGGTTTTAATAACAGACAGCAAAACGATTACCTATTGTTTTTCAGTTAATTCGGATATGGTAACAAAATAAAAGGGAACGACGATGCGTAAATTAGACAGTATTTTTATTCACTGTACAGCTACTCGCGCAGAGTGGTGGGCAGATCGCAGGCCAGAAGAGAAGGCGGCTGAGTGCAAGCGCTGGCACTTAGACCGAGGATGGTCTGACGTGGGCTATAATTATTTCGTCGATAGAGACGGCACAGTCACAGAGGGTCGTCCGATTGAAAAGACGCCGGCAGCGCAAAAGGGACACAATACTGGTTCCGTAGCGATTTCACTGTGGGGTGGTCACGGCGGTGAGCAGCATGACAAATTTGAAGAACACTTCACAGCAGACCAAGATCGTGCGCTGCGTAAGCTGATCGCGCAACTGCGAATGGAATACCCGTCAATTACAAAAGTGCGTGGACACAACGAAGTTTCGGCAAAGCAGTGTCCTTGTTTCGGTGTATCCGAATGGCTGAACGGAGTTGAGGCAGTCAAGAAGCCAGCGCGCAAAAACGTAGCGCAAACCAAAACAATCCAGGCGTCTAGCGTCGCCAAAATAGCGTCCGTCGCAACTCCTCTGGTCGGTGTTGTAGGCGGGTTGCCGTGGCAGAATTTAGCAATCATGGGCGCGCTGGCAGTCGTGGCAATGGTCGCATTGGGCGTCATTGATATCGAGCGCTTAGGCAAATGGAATAAAGGCGACCGTTAATGTTTTTGTTTGCAAAATTGAAGATTTATGCGGCGCTGATCGGCGCTGCGTTAGTGGCAGTCGTGACTGTCTATTACCGTGGCCGAGCAGACGGCAGGGACACTTTAGAGTACGAAATCAAGGATGACCGTCTGGACAAACTGCTGACAGCAAAGGAGTTGCAGGATGAATTACAGGAAATGGATGATGATGATATCGCTGCCCGTGCTTATGGCTGGGTGCGGAACGACAATCGCGGGTGACACATATTGTGATTTATCAAAGAGTATTATGTTTGGGGATCAGTCTGTAGTCGATGCGCTGGCGAAATCAGACCCAGCTCTATTACGCCAGATCGTGCAGCACAACGAAACGCGGCAGGCAATCTGCTCGGAATAAGAAGGTGACCAGCAGCAAGACACGCACAGGCCGTGCGGGGGAGCATTTTGTGGCGTACCTGATCGAAAGGTCTGGCTTGGAGGCTGCGAGGGTTGATGGCGCTTGTGATCTACACGTCACGCTCGACAGTGGTCGGGTTCTGCGTGTGGAGGTCAAGACAGCTACAAAACTGGCCGGTCACAAGTACAAATTTTACCATAGTAGCTTTGAGGCGGATATCTTTGCGCTGGTCGCTATACAAAACGACCAGCCGCTTGTTAGGTTTTTGGAGGAGAGCAACATGCCACGCTACTCTCTACACCGAGATGAGTTTACGCAAGAAAATCAGGATGCAGATTTGCAGTGGATAGCAAGCCTAGATTAAATTCTCTTGCCAGCCTTGCGTAGCTTTTCTGTAAATTCACGCAAATCTCGGACTGCAATATGCAGTTCGTTTGGGATTGAAGGTCGAGCTTTCATTCGATGACGCTCATCCTGCAATCTATCGACCTGACTGCGTAGATATTTTAGCACCGCTTCGTCTTCTGGAGATATTTTCCTGTTCGACATTACAACACCACAGCAAAAACCAATATCGCGTAAAGCGTAAACATCAAAGCCAAGCCACCTAAAACGTCACCAAATACGCTGTCTTCCATTTCGCGCAGCATTTCGCGCAGTTTATCAAGCTTGTTCATTTTTGTTTACCTCTACTTCCTCAAAGAATGCGTCACGAACGATTTCTAAAATGTATTCTGAAACCGTTTCGCACTCACATTTGTGTGCATTAATAATCAGCCAATCTAGCTGTTCTTCGCTGAGTTGTTTAATAATATACGATATAGAGCCTAATCGCATGTGATTTTTAGTGCCATGCTTCAGCGGGTTCTTACGCTTTCGTCGCGGGACGACCCCGTTTTCTCGACCCCTCCGCACAGCCGAATTAACCAAGGCGAACTTCACACCCAACTCCTGCGCAATGGCTGGAGCAGTCATGCCTGCCAAAGTCATTTTCCATATTTTTTCAGTTTGTGGCTTCCGCATATCAGGTTTCATTATCTGCCTCCAATTCCTCTAATTCTTTACGGGCGCGTGCTAGACTAGCGCCATCGACGGCTAGGTCAGCCGATACCCAGCTCGGCCTAACGCCCTGATACCGTTTTTCTAAGCGCTCTAGCGATTGTGACATGAAGTCAATGTAACCCTTAAGGTCATCAATTCTTTGTTTGTTAGACATTCATAGCCGCCTTCCTAGCCGCAACAGCATCTTTAATATCAACAAACGTACCTAAGTTCGTTTTCTTTCCATTAATATTTGCAGATGCGCGCCACTTTCCATGTGACTTAATAAAGCTCACTCCTGCAAACCCAGACGTATTTGCTTTGCTTAAACCTTTATTTAAAGATTGCTCTTTGGCAGTTGCTTCGCGCAAATTTACAATTCTGTTATCACAGCCGTTTCGGTTTAAGTGGTCTATTGAGTTAGGCCATACTGGATAATAGCCGTGGTGCAAAAAGAACCCTACGCGGTGTGCGAATAAATTTTTACTGACACCTTTATAGCTAACAGACCCAACAAGGTAATCGCACGTACTTTTGTGATTGCTCACACGGCAGTTAAAACTTAATCGACCACTATGTTGAGTATTATATCTCAAAGCTGAACCAGCAGCACTTACAAATGAACTGCCTGCGCCAGTGTCAAAGAAATCCTCACTCAGCCGATCACACGCATATATCAAACCGCTGTCTGGATCGTAGCGGAACAGCCTACGCATTAAATCTAAATCTTCCCAAAATTTTTCCATGTTGCATTCCTCCTTTGCAAAGTTTGCGAAAAACTATTTGTGGCTTTATCGCAAACAACACACATAGCCTAATCCAACAAAAATCCTAATACAACCCCCTTGACGTACAATTTTTGTCCTATATGCTCAAATAAACCAAAAGGAGATAGAAATGAAAAATCGCAAAGAGTCCCGAGTAGTGTTGACCGACGACCAACACGACGTTTTGACAGCCGCCGCAAAGCGAGCTGGTATGCCGCTCGCAACGTATCTGCGCTACTGCGCGATGCAAATTGCATTTCAGCAGCGTGTGACTGCAGAACATACTGTAAAGGCTTGATGATGCTGATTTATGGCATTGACCCAGGCTATACAGGAGCGATTACGCTCTACTGGCCGATCACGGGTGACATTGAAGTGCATGACATGCCGACAATGAAAAACCCAAAGGGCAAAACGATCCTAAACATGCACAGCATTTTAGATATTTTAGAGCCAGAGGGCGATGGGCCACGTGTGGCTTACATAGAGCAAGTTGCCGCCATGAAGGGCCAAGGCGTGTCGTCCATGTTCCGCTTTGGCGAGCAGTTTGGAGCGCTGCAAATGGCTCTGGCTGCAACAAAGACGCCGATGCACATGGTCACGCCGTCTACTTGGAAGCGGCATTTTGGTCTGAGCAGAGATAAGGGTGTTGCGCGCAGCCTTGCGATGAACAGGTTTCCAGCCGAGGCTAGTCGGTTTGGTCGTGTAAAGGATGATGGACGCGCAGAAGCCACGCTAATTGCGTTATATGGAAAGGAAGTAAGTAAATGAAAACTTACAACTACCGAGATGCATTTAATAAACATTTAGTGCATGATGAAAATCTTTTAGATTTTGAAACCATTATTGATGCGACAGACATTCGCTCTGATCTTTATTTTGCTAACTACGAAAAATCACCTTGGCATGTGCAAGCAGTCATAAACGGTTTCGAGGTAAATTTTTGGCCGCACACAATGAAAGCGTATGCACAAGGCTTCGGAACTAAAGCAGATCTGCACGCGATAATTGATATGGTACACAGCATTAAAGATGAAGAAGATTTTGAGGTGTTGGAATGAACGGTTTTGAAAAACACGGCATCAAGCACCTATCTGCAAGCAGCATCAACCTCTGGTCGAACGCACCGGACGTGTGGGTAATGAGCTATCTGTTTAAACAACGTACACCTATGGGGGCAGCCGCTTGGAGGGGCATATGTTCGGAAACTGCAGTAGCTTCAGCCCTAACAGGCGCACAGAGCCTCAGAGACGCCACTAAGAGTGCATTAGAGAAGTTCGACAAGCGCTTCATTATTGCAGACGAGAGAACCACCAAGGAGCGAGACGTGATCGCTCCGATGGTCGAGAATGCTGTAGAGGCTCTGAAGGGTTACGGCAAGCCAGAGTTTCCAGAAGAGGGCGGTCAAAACAAGATCAGCATTACGGCGAAAGGCGAGGGCTGGGAGATCCCTGTCATTGGCTACCTTGACCTTGTGTTCCCTGACCGTGGTTTGGTGATCGATCTCAAAACGACGAACAGAATGACGAAGGTGATGTCAGCAGAGCATCAGTTGCAGCGCTGCATCTATCAGAAAGCGATGGGCAACTACGGCGTCAAGTTCCTGTACGTCAGCAAGGCTAAAACTGCGCTGTTAGAAGACGGCGACGTAAACGAAACTCTGGCGAAAGCCAAAACAAAAATTGCACGGCTAGAGAAATTCCTCTCTGTCTGCGATGCGGAAACAGCAAGGGCTATTGTTCCAGTAAACCCAAACACGTTCTATTGGTCAGGCTCCGAGGCTCTCCGCGCTGAAATGTACGGCATGTAGCTGTGCAAACGCCCAATATCGGGCATAACACGTCAACTAGAAAGGCGACAACAATGTTTCAATTAGATTTAGGTTCAAGTGGTGGATCAGGCCCGTTTCTGGCATGGTCAGCAATAGGCACACGCGACGGAAGCGTTCCGGCACGATCATTTTATATCCGCGATGGCGGTGAGAAAGTGCCGTATGATGCTTCGTCAGGTTTCATTATGGATATAGATGCGCTTAAAACGGGGTGGCAACATTCTGAGGGCGCAGTAGGTGTTGCACCGTCATGGAACTGGAACCCGTCAGTCAACCAAATGATGCAAAAACCAGGAGACGACTGGAAGAAAGGCTTCTCAATAAATTGTGCAACAGGTGGCGGCAACACGGCCACTTGGGAGCAGGCAGGGGCAGCAGCGTGGCAGTCGTTAGAGGCGCTTGCACCTCTGCTCGGTCAACGTCCAGACTCAAAAAGCTTGCCCAAGGTAAAGCTGGCAGAAGCAAAGTTTGTGCAGTTCCAAAAAGGCTCGACAGTCGTGCCGATCCTAGAAATTGTGGAATGGGTTGAACGTCCTGACTGCCTCAAAGATGGCGTCGAGGCTGGTATAGCAATGGAGCCAGCAGCTCCAGCAGCAGCGCCAGCTCCGGCAGCGCCACCTTCTTCAGCGCAAGTTAAAGACGCGGAGTTTTAATAAATTTACTTGCTAATGTGGGCGGCGGGAGACTGCCGCTCATTGACATGCGGCTGCATATAGCCGCATATAGTAACGACATAATGACGGGGGATTACACATGCTACTATCGGACATTGAGGTGGCGCAACTGTTGTCGGTATCACGCACAACGGTGTGGAGATGGCTGAAGGACATTGAGGGCTTTCCAGAACCGCTAAAGATCGGCGGAGCAACACGCTGGCGTCGGGCTGATGTGGCTCAATTTGTTTCTAATCTTGCGACGATTGACCGGCAAGATGATGTGGAAGATTACATCAAGCGGGTGGCGGAATGATGGCAGCATTAGAAGCACAGCCGACAGAAATAAAACAATTCATAGAGACAATCACTGAAGGCTGGGATGATCTGGACGGCAACCCAATGATTGAGCTGCGTGCATTGCAGGAGCATGGCGCGCCAAATGTGGCGAGGTTCGCACTGGATTGGCTAGACGACGCAGTACAACACGCAGAGGCAATGAATAGCGCTGGGCGCAACGTTTATATGTGCATAAATCCTGTTGATGCAGAGAATATAGACGCAGGAAAGGGCGCGAAAGACGACGATATCATGGCCGCGTTTTTCAATTTTGCAGACGCAGACACAGATGGAGCAATGCAGAATATACTGTCGTTTGCTGGGCCAAAGTTCACGATGTCGGTAAAGACAGGCACGCAGCCGTTTGTGCGCGGTCACTGCTACTGGAGGCTGGAAGAGCCAGTTCGCAACCTACAGGCGTGGCGTGAGGTGCAGCAGTCGATCGCACAGAGCCTTCAGACAGATGAGGTGGTTATAAATCCTAGCAGGATCATGCGTGTGGCCGGCACAGTGTCGTGGCCGAGCGAGAAGAAGCGCCAGAAGGGCTACACAGACGAAATCGTGACAATGCGCACGGAGTTCTCAACAGACAGAGACCCAGTGCCGTTCGAGCGCATGATGCGTGCATTCCCAAAAGCTGAGAAAGAAGCGGAGGTGGCGTTCAGCATTGATCTGGGCAAGCAAGCTATGGACAGGGAAATGGCGCAGCAGGCGATTATGTCAGGCGACGATTGGCACCATAACGTTGTGCGCCTCGTCGCCTCATATGTTGCAAAAGGTTTAGGCGATGCAGAGATCCACGCCATAACAGATAAATTTACGCAGCCGCCGTTTGACATAGACGATACACGCAGAGAAGTGCAGCAGGCGATTGATGGGGCGAGGGCCAAAGGGTGGACGCCTGAGCCGCAAATAACGCCGCAACAGGCGATACAAAACATCAGCTTTGAGCCGGACACGCTGGTAGAGCCAACGCCCGATAAAAAGAAAAATATATTTTGGGCAGCAGAGGCGCAGCCAGTGCTATCGTCAAGCTATTTAGTTAAAGGGTGGCTCGGTGCGGAGCAAATGAGCGTAATTTATGGCCCTTCAAACGTGGGGAAGTCGTTTTTCGCGTTAGATATAGCTTTCCACATTGCAGCGGGAATGCCGTGGCAGGGTTGCAGGGTTAGGCAGGGGCCAGTGCTATACCTCGCGACAGAAGGCGGCAACGCGTTCAGAAACCGAGTTTATGCGCTGATGCAAGCGCACAAGATGGACAAAGTTCCTTTAGCAGTGCGCGCAGCGCCGGTTGATTTATTAAGGCCAGAGGCAGATGTAAAGCTAATCGCGGAGCTATGCCAAGAAATAGAGCAAGAGCATGGCAAAATGGCGGCTATATTTGTAGATACGCTGTCAAGAGCGATGGCGGGTGGCAACGAAAACGGGCCAGAGGATATGACGGCCTTTATTAACAATGTTGATGCGTTGCGGGATTTTGCAAAGTCTCATGCCTCAATCGTCCATCATTCGGGCAAGGATACAGCGCAAGGCGCTCGGGGCCACAGCAGTCTCAGAGCCGCGACAGATACAGAGATTGAGCTGGAAAACAGCGAAGGCCTACGCACTGCAACAGCGACGAAGCAGAGAGACGTGGAGCCAAGGCCTCCGATTGTATTCCAGTTAAAAGTGCATGAGTTAGGCAGCGACGCAGACGGCGACCCTGTAACGACCTGTACAATCGAGGCAGCCGACGCATTGGATGTTCAAGACGCAAAGAAAAAGAAACCAAAGGGCAGGAACCAGGTTGCGCTAATACAAGCGTTCAATCAGATGCGCCAAGACGCTATTGGAAGTCCAAACTCAGGCGGTACAGGATGGCCCGAGGCGGGGATGTATTGGGCGATTGATGTTCAAGACTTCACAAGCTTTGCGAAGGGGAAACTAGGAGGGACGAACCCAAGGGCGGCGTTCCAAAAGGCTTTGGACGGCCTATTAGCGAGCGGATATATGTCGCAAAATGATGGATATTGCTGGATCTCAGCCAAGGAAGGCAGAATTTAATGAAAATGCTATGTGCATGAAAACAAAGGATAAGTGTGTAGAAAAAACTTTTTCTACAAGGGTGTTTTTGGAGCGTTAAAACTAGGGTGTTTGTAGAAATGTGTAGAAAAGACGAAGTTATTTGTTTTCAATGCTTTAAGTGTTGTGTTTTCTACAATTTCTACACTTTTCTACACTTTTTCTACAGAAGGCTAGAAGTGTAGAAAATGTAGAAAATCCCTTTAGGGTTTCTACATTTCTACAGCCGCGAAATATTAAAAGGTAAGATTGGAGGAAGATTATGGATATCGGCGGTGTGAATAAGAAGAAGCCAAGGAAGCCAAGGAAGGCGCAGCAGTCGCGGCGGCCAGTTCGTCAGAAGAAAAGTGATCGGCTGCTGCATGGGGATAAACAGCCAGACCAGATTATGTCGGACTTCGCCTTGGCTCCATTAGACCGGCTGGCTTTGGGTATGGATCGGAAGTGGGGTATTGATATGCTGCCAGAGTTGGTTTC